CCTCGCCCCTGGCGATGTCGGACAGCAGCTCCTGCCGGTCCCGTGCCGTCATGATGCGTGCGGTCTGGGCAGCTTCGGAAAGCTGTTTGATGTAGGCGGCGACTGTAGTATTTTGTAGTAGTTTCGCTGCGTTGGTGTTGGCGAACTTTTCGGAATATCCGGCTTTTACTGCACTCTGTGTGGCGTTACCGCACTGCACGTAGTATTCTGCAAATTTTCGCTGACGTTCGGTCAATGCGGTCACGCTCCTTTCTCCGCAAACAAAAACGCCGCAAGGAAATCCTCACAGCGTTTTGCTTTTTTCGTCAGTATAAGTATAACACGGAATGTGGATTACTGCAAGTGGTTTGGCGGTTATTCTCGGTTAGTTTCGGTTAGTGACGGGGTATTTTTTATGATTTCGAATCCGGTGCTGTACAATTCTTTGGTTTTCTTATAGTCCCGATGCAGATGCCGTGTTGCGATCTGTTTCAGGGACAGCCCTTGCAGCAAGTACTTTTTCAGTGCAATCCGCATATCTACGGTTTCTTCATCGCTGCCGCAGAGTGTTGTGTTGATATGCTGCATGATGCTCAGTTCCAGCCGGTCACGCTCCTGCTGGAGTGCAGCGATCTTCT